CTGGTATAATTCTACTAACTCTCATTATGTTTTCACCATCACCTCTAAGGTCAGCCATGTTAGTTGCAGCTCCTCTAACAACTTTTTGTGTAATATCATAATCACCAGATGTAATATTTGCTGGTATAGCTGTTATTACTGCTCCAGCTTCTAATTGATTTACTCCTGTCTCATGTTCAAAATAAGTTGTAATACCATCAGTGTTACCTGTTACATCAAATGATGAGTCATCACCGGCGTTGTATTTAGTTCCGTGTGGTAATCCAAATACAGCAGAATCTTCCCACGTAGTTCTTGGAAATAAACTACTATCGTTTGTAAACCAAATAGGTCTTTTTGCTGTTGAATCTAAATAACTATATGTAACTGATCTATTAACTACATTAGATGAAGAAGTACAATAGAACCAAGTAATCTCACCAAACAAATTATTAATACCACAATAAACTAATTGATTTGATGTAGTATTTAAATCATCATAAACATAGTCTTCTACTAAACAATCCATTGATTCTAGTTTACCAGTATATCTAAAGAAACCATTATCAGACATCCAGTACGCAGCACCATCTACTTCAACGGCTGCATTCATACCAATCAATCCACAGTTAGTACCTACTTGTTCAAATGCAAATGTAAATGGAGTTCCAACAAATCTCATAGTAAATAAAGATGTATCGGTCCAAATGTATATTGCATTTCTACCAAGTTTAGCACCCATGATCCGTGATCCAGCGGCCAGTCTTTGTGTACCAGCACTATTCTCAGCAGTAGGTGTATACTCATTAATATTTTCTTGAGAAGAGAATCTTATAAACATATCGTCTTGTGTAGTTTTATCTCCAATAGTTTTTTCTGTACCAAAAAATACTAAGTGACGATCGGGAGTTGACACTAACATATCACGTGACGCTGTTGGTGCACCTGTAATAATAGTTGCACGAGTTGCTGTTGCATTTATTGCATCACCATCCCATTCAAAACATTCGCCGTTATGTATTAAAGCTATAAGAGTTGTACCTAAATTGTCCAAAGACCACAGACCAGGATCTGTTACCTTATCCGTGTTGGCTGCAGGTGATCCCCAACCAGTCCATTGAGAAGTATTAGTAACTGTTGCACCAGTTGAATGTGATGATCTAGTAGACCCTCTAGCTGCTCTTGTAATTCCTGTTAATTTTGTTCCTGTAACTCCGGTGTAAGATATTTCTTCAGCACCTATTTGTATATAATTAGTACCTGTTGTAGGAAAACCAGTTACACTTGCTAATGTTATTTCTGTAGCTGAACCATTATTACCATTAGTATCATCAGCTAACGCACCGCTTAATGTAGTTGTAGCTGAACCTAAAACACTTCCACCCCACAAAGCTATACCCCAACCAAAAGCTCCTATCTGTTCTGCTGGTCCTACGTGATAGTATTGATAATAAGTAATACCTCCCGATGTTGTTGCACCACTACCTGTTTCATTACTAGGCATAGTAATTGTTATAGTGGTTGATGTTGGTACACTTGTAACCATAAATTTTTTATCAGCAAAATCGGCAACACCAAAATTAGAATTAGTAATAGCTGAAAAGGTACTTGCATCACCAAATAAAATTATGTCTCCTGCTTGAAAATTGTGAGGCGCTGCAAATGTAATTGTAATAGTTGGTGATCCGTTGGTTGTGCTAAAGGCATTTGTAATAGCTGTACCTGATGGATTAACTAAAGGGTGAATATCATAAAATACTCCACCAGAATATACATATAAAATCCTGTTAGTTCCTATAGCTGCAAATTTTGTAGAAGCTGTGTTAACAAAATGATGTAACCCTCTTGCAACACCAGTAAGTTCTGACTCACCTAATTGTGTCCAACCACCTATTTTTTCAGGTGTACCATATCTAAAACGAACATTTGTCCCACCTGTCCATTGAGACTCTGCTCCCGTAGATGTAACTTGTTTATTGAATCCTGGTAAAAAACCTAGTTTTTGTAACATATAAAATCCTGTTTATTAGGTAGTATAGCAGATTGTGAGTGATTTCAATATGTTTTAAAGCAGAGGGAATCAGTGGTGGATCATCCCTCCGCAAGCTTATTGTATATATTATTTTTTAGGTATTGTAAAGCCTTTAAAATATGCAGGTAAACCTAACATAGGGCGTTTGTCAAATTTGTTTTCTTTAGCAGATTTTGCTTTAGCATTATTATAGTGTAAAAATACTTGTGCACAATCTTTACCTTCAAAAGGTTCTCGCCAATGCTCTAATTCACAGCCAGAATAAATTAACATATCACCTGGCTCAAGATTAACTTTAACTCCAGCTTGACCATTTTTTCCTGTTGGATCTAAATATATAGGCCACGACTCACCACCTAAGTTCAACGTAGTAGATACTTCACATGAATATCTATCTTTATGTCTTGCTAGGATATCTCCTTTTTTATAAATTCTTGCATAGGAATAAGTAGGACTTAACTTTAGTCCGGTTTCTTTATCCATTTTGTCATTTAATTGAGCAAGTAATGTTTCCATTACCATATCACCATAGTGTGAATAAGTATTAGGAACCTGTTCATCATTCCATACACCATACTCTGTGTTAAATGGTGACAAGTATTTTTGATCAAATAAAAATCTTGCAGATGTTCTTTTGTTTAAAAAGTATGTGTAAACAAAATCTGCTAGTTCAGTTGATATTGCTGCTTTTAATACTTTATATTTATTTTTCTTGAATGACATTTAATACTCCTTTTGGTATTGCTTGACAGTTAAAATGAATAAATCTAAATGGCTCTATACCTAAATCAACAATGTATTGATGAGGCATGTAAGACGGAAAAAATATTATTCTACCGGGTTGAACTTTATAATGCACAGCGGAACTGGCATAAGTTATCTTTGTTTTATCTAATTCAGGTAAAAGATTCATCAAATTACCTGGTCTCGGGTCTTCAAATAAAGGCATTGAAGTTTTATCACTAGCTTCTAAAAAATAAAAACCTGACATATGTCCATTCCAATGTGTATGTAATGTATGGTGACCACCTCCACTTTTTGCAAATTCTTGTACCCACATTTCTGTAGTAAATACTTGGTAACCTCTTAAATCAAAACCCATTTCCATTAATAAATTATGTGAGGTTGCACCTATATAATCTGTTAATACTTTAAATTTAGGATCACCTATTAAAGTTGTTGAATGATAAACACTACCAAGATCACCTTTAGTTTTATTGATTTTGTTACGTTTATCTATACTAGGTTGTAAATTTTTTTTAGATATGTCAATATATTTATCTGAAGCTTTATCTATCTCACTAACAAATTCTGGTGCATCACCAAACCATATAGGACATTTAAAATAATCTTCTCTGTTTAATTGTTGAGGATAAGTTATTGGTTTTGGTTTTTTAATTCTTTTCTTTTTCATATCTTTCCTATTTAAATGGCCATCCAAGGTTCCAGATTACTAGACTATGTCTAATACCACTTTTGACCGGTTTAACTCTATGCCATACATCAGAAGGAAATACAACTAAAGAACCTTTAGATTTTATTTCTTTTAATATATGAGTATTTGCTTTTTTATCTGGATCATGATTTCTAAAATCAAATTCTAACTCTCCACCTTTATAATCTTTGCCATTAGATAAAGATAATGTTACAGATAATTTTCTTTGTTTACCGTGTGAATTAGGATCTTCTGGTTTATGATAAGGTCTATCCCAACTATCACAATGCCAATCATAGTACTGGCCTTTTTTATATTTTGTAAATTGACAAGACTCAGAAAAACTCCAATCAAAATTCCAGTTAGCATCTTTGTTAGCTTGATGTATAAAAGGGTGTATTGCATTATAAATCCAACGTTCATTTAACCAAACAACATCAGAGTCTCTTTTCTTTTTTAAATCTTGTACTTCTTTTTTATTTAACTTTCTATTACCTAGCCCACCTGTAACTGCCATTTGATCTTGAATAGATTTTGCATAACGCACAATATCATCACATACATGATGAGGTATGGCATCTTTAAACCAATAGTAATAATTTTGTAATTGCATATGTCTTTATAAAGACAATATAAAATAATATTATGAAACTGTCAAGGTTCCCGAGACTGTAAAGACTGCAGTTTTTGTTGACCCTGGCGAAGGGTTAACTGAGTTAGTTCCTGGAGTAACTGAAACTGTATTTGAATCAGGAAAATTTATTATTATTCTTCCAGATCCACCAATAGCACCACCTGTTGCAGGAGTACTTGGTCCATTTACCGCATAACTTGCACCTGCTCCACCACCTGTATTAGCTCCACCTGCTCCACCTACTCTGTATGTTTGAGGAGAACCACCAAAAGCAGCAGGACCACCTCCAGATAAAGGACCACTAGGACCTGCACCACCATTACCACCAGTTGAACCACAATCAGTAGCTCCACCACCACCAGCAAAAAAACCATTAGTTGGTCCATAAAAAGGTGTGCCTAATGCTCCCATAACAGGAGTTACATCTTTTCCAGCACCACCATCACCACCATCACCTGGTTGACCGTCTTGACCAGCAGCACCAGCACCACCTCCACCACCACCTGATCTTGGTCCAGCATTACCTGCTCCACCAGCATTACCAAATCCATATGTTCCTGAATCTCCTGCTTGACCCGGTTGAGTAGCAGCTGCTCCAGCTCCACCATTTTGACCATAACCACCACCACCTGAACCACCAGTTCTACCATTATAAGCATCTGGATCTACAGGCCAACCTGGATATCCAGCTGAACCACCACCTCCACCTTTAGCTATTAAAGAATTAGGAGTTGATGAATCACCTATGACACTATCAGTTCCTGGAATAGTTAATATTTCCCAACCGACACCAGTACCACCAGCACCGACTGTAATTGGAATTGACGATCCGGCTACACCACAAAAAGTTGCGGTATAAGAGTTAGGTGTAAGTACAACACCTCCACCACCTCCACCACCATTTGATGGATATGAGCCAGAACCTCCACCACCAGCAACCATAAATATACCTTTAGTAGCCATTGTAAATGTTGGAATAAATTTTGGCCATGTTCCTTGACCCACTGCACTAAATTGACTTTGAAGTGACCACACACCACTTGCTTTACTTGGTTCTTTTATAACGACAACTCCATCGCTACCTATTCCACCAGTTCCTGATGAAGGTCCTTCTCCACCACCACCGCCACCACCACCAGAGTTAGTTGCACCTGCGGTAGCTGATCTTGAATTTGGTCCTAAGGCACCTTGACCCCCACCACCTAATCCTCCAGCAGCAGCACATCCTGGAGCTGTTCTTTTACCACCACCTCCACCACCAGAAAATGCACCACACACACCTGCTGTTGTTCCTACGAGAGGACTTAAATCTAAACCTGCACCACCAGCACCTGCATTTGAATTTGATGGACTTGGTTGAGTTGCATTTGCTCCTACTGCTCCTGCTCCACCGCCACCAGCTCCTGCTTGTGCTGATGCACTTGAGCTACTTGTAACACCTGAACCACCTGCAAAACCTTGACCACAAATTCCTGTACCAGCTGTAGTAGAAGTACCATTAGTATAACCTCCTGACCCTCCACCAGAGGCACCATCTGTACCATTTTCATTTGCTGGAAAACTTGAAGCTCCACCACCGCCACCACATGCTGTAACAGTTGAACCACCTACAACAAAAGAAGAAACTCCACCAGTTGATCTAACTGCTCCACCACCACCAATAACTACCGCACCTAATGCTGTTGCTCCACAAACTGATACACATGAAGCAGATTTTAATCCACCTCCGCCACCACCACCTGCTGAACCACCACTTGATGAACCACCTCCACCACCACCTGCAGCTACTACATAATTAATAATTCTAGTTCCTGATTGAGTTGTGACTGCTGAGGGTGTACTTGATGTAACTTTTGTAACCGTGCATCTTCCAAAAGAAGTTTTATTACTTGCTCCTAGTATTCCACCGTTTTGTGAGCCTGAAGGGCTAGCCATATCTTAGTTCTCCTTATGCGGATACCCAAGCTAGTGCTGATGCATCCCAATTGAAATTGTTAACTGGATCTTCTCTATCTTTTGCAGTCCATTGTTGACCTGTTTCGTCCCATACAATCAAGTATGGAGAATTTTTTGTATCGCCTGCAACAAAACTATTTACTCTTTGTCCTTCTTGTTCATGACCTACTGGATATATATCTGCATCTACATCGGCTTGTGTATATGTTCCATCTTCATAAGTTGTAACTGTTGGATAAGTTACTGGAGCTTGCCAATCATCATTAGCATCTAATGCCCATGAAGCATAAGGTCTTGGAGTTATAAATTTATTTTTTGCAGCGTCATAAGTATAACCTATACCTGCATATTGTTTTCTAAAATTGTGATTGTAAGAAGTCTGTTTCCAAGTGCCACCTTTAAAAAAGTTAATACACCATGTTTCTCCATCTACGTGTTCATCCGATGGTACGCAATCGTTGCCTACAACAACTACTCTTAGGACTTTATTATTATTATCTAGTTCTGCGAAATGTGCCATATTATTGTTCTCCTTAAAGTTTATTTATATAATTTTTTATCCTTAGTGTCAATTAATCTTCTTTTATATTATGAAACTGTCAATGTCCCTGTAACTGTAAATACTGCAGTTTTTGTAGATCCTGGAGAAGGATTAACTGCATTAGCTCCTGGGGTAACTGAAACTGTTGTTGCATCAGGGAAATTTATTATTACCCTTCCAGAACCACCAGCTCCACTAGTAGTAGGACCAGATGAGCCTGTTGATACAGCTCCACCACCGCCTCCTGAATTTACTGTACCTGGGGTCGGTGTACCACCGCCGCCGGCTCCACCACCGCCAGAACCACCAGCACCACCACTAGCTCCACAATCAGCACCTCCACCACCACCAGAAAATGTTCCATTAGTTGGTCCAAAGAAAGGGGTACCTAAAGATCCCATAACAGGAGTTACATCTTTTCCAGCTCCACCAGCTCCACCGGCTCCACCTGGTCCAGGTGATCCAGCTGCTCCTGCTCCACCTCCACCACCAGCTGATCTTGCAGGTTGATTACCAGTACCTCCAGCATTACCAAAACCGTAAGTTCCTGAATCTCCAGGCTGACTTGTCTGTGTTGCAGCCGCACCAGCTTGACCTGAACTGTTTTCACCTCCTCGACCTCCACCAGAACCACCAGGTCCACCAGCTACATCGTTACCAGGAACAGATCCACCAAATCCACCACCTTTAGCTATTAAAAAATCTGATTTAGTTGAATCACCAATAACACTATCTGTACCACAACCACCCTGTAAAAGCCAAGTAACACCAGCTCCACCACCACCAACTGTTACTGGAATTGTTCCAGCAGTTGTAGCAAATGTTTTTGAAAAAGAATTAGGTGTAAGTATTAAACCACCTGCTCCACCTCCACCACCAGATGGGTGAGCTCCAGTTCCACCTCCACCAGCTGCCATAAATATACCTTTAGTGGTTATTGTAGTAAGATTATTAAACCAATTACCATTTTTTACAAAATCATATACTGAATTCATTGACCACACACCTGGCGCATTTTTTGGAGTTGATACTGCGGGTTCTTTTACAATAACTACACCAGAACCTCCAGCATAACCATTAGCTTCAAACTGTCCACCACCACCTCCACCACCTAAATTTGTTGTTCCTGCAGTTTGATGACCACCTCCACCACCTGCTCCACCAGAAGAACTTCCACTTGGTGCACTTCCGCCACCACCACCACCAGCGTATGTTACACAACTTCCTGTAATATTACTTGCTGTTCCTGCTCCACCATTTCCACCTGCTCCACTTGTACCTGCTGCACCCACTGCTCCGGCTCCACCACCACCACCACCAGGTAAATAAGGCCATGTTGCAGAAGCACCACCATTATTACCTTGGGGAGGAGTTGTTGGAGGAGTATTACCACTACCTCCGGCGTTGGTAGTACCTGGAGCTGCTCCTCCACCTCCTCCGGAACCTCCGGGTCTTCCTACTACACCAACAGTTCCTCTACCCCCAGAACCACCTCCACCACCTTCGGCAGTTAATGTTGAAATATCTGGACCAGCAAAAATTGAATTTGGACCATCTCCACCATCTCCTGATGAAGAACCTGCAGCACCTGCGCCACCAACCGTAACTGTATATTCTGTACCCGAAGATACACTTTGTGTTAAATTTCTAAAACCTCCAGCTCCACCTCCAGCTCCTCTATCTCCACCAGAGCCAGCTCCACCTCCAACAAGTAAAACAGAAGCACTTGAATTAGCTTGTGCTGTTAAAGTTCCTGATGAATTAAATGTAGTTGTCTTTGCCGAAACAGATGTTGCTGCGTTAACTGTGTTGACTGGTCCGATAATTCCGCCATTTGCCATAGCTAATTACCTCCCTATGCGTCGTCTAATACTTCGTATGAAATAAATAAATCTAAATCAGACGCTGCACTAGCTCCACCTTTAAGAATGTCACCTTC